ACAAGGGAGTGGCAGATATGCCATTCCCGTGCGTGATGCTTCAGAAGGGTTTGGCAAATGCTGTGCCGTACCCGCTAGCACAAGCATGGGCCAACAGTATACGAGAGAGTCGAATTGCTCCACGTTGATTTTGATGGTCATACACCGGGGTTAATATTATGAGTTTATTTCAATGCGAGAACTGCGGAGTAGTTGAAAACACTGCTTGCGCACTACAAGGTATAAAGCCGCTAGATGATGGCGATTTTGACTTTACTGGAATGGAAGACAGGAAGGGTAAACTGCTATGCAGTGAATGCGCCCCTCGCAAATTCATGGACGGAAGCTCTACCCAGCTTGGTGAGTGGCACGGTAGGTTTGATAAAACATTTTTACCTATGGGCAAATTTAAAACCAACAGTGTTGGCAACCTTAAGCATGTTGAAACTGGTGAAACAGACTACAAAAAGTACGCCATTGAGTAGGTGTATAACATTTTAAATCACCTGCGGCGTAAAGATGCTTATTCAAAACGCTGATGGTGGCCCCGTCACGGTGGATTTATTTTGTTAGGAGGCTACAGCATGAGCATCTCTCAGAGAGCAAAAAGCGTTTTAAAAAAAGATAATCCTTATGAGTGGATTCAGGTTGAACGATATCAAAAGTACGCCATTATGAGCGGTAGAAGCAAGCACTCTGGCGGGAGATGGACAGCCTGGGCAAAAGAAGGGGTAATGACAGAGCGCCAGCCGTTGGCAGAGTCAGGAGAAGTTTTTATTGAATTTGGTAGAAACAGACAAGAGTCAATCGATAGGCTTATTGCTAATGACTTGTCTGCCTCCTAACGTTGTAAATAACCTGACCACGGCACAAGGCCGCTGGAGACTAGGACTATGAACAAAGCCAACCATACCAAAACCAAACACCACAGTGTTGGGTCAGCGTTGAATTGCCTTGTTATCTGTAGCTTACTGCTCGATGGAATATCCAACTGGAGCATCGAAAGGCCTGACGGGTGCTCTCCAATCTTAAGACATGTAGACGGGTATTCTTACTTTGCAAATGGCAGCAGCCTTGCATGCATGAGGAAGAATTATGATTACTCGTACAATGAAGAAACCAATGATATTGAGCTGCCCAGCAACTACGAAGAATACAATGTCGGATTCTTTATGTGGCTTGCGATACAGCCTTTAGTATGGCTTAACACCTGGATGGTGCTTAAGTACAGATAACAGGGGCTAGGCAGCATTCCGCCGTCTAACCCCGAATGGGTTGGACACTATGCGGCAAAACTGAGGTAAATAATGCAATATCGCCCTTACCAAGCCGAACTTGATCGAGGCATCCACGATGGTTGGAACGCCGGAGCGTCTAACGTACTGGCCGTATCCCCTACAGGTTCCGGTAAAACCGTCTTATTTTCTGAAATTATTAAAAGACATAATGCCCCGAGTGTGGCAATTGCCCACCGTCAAGAGCTCGTAAGTCAAATATCCCTCGCCCTAGCCAGAGACAAAGTACGGCATAGAATCATAGGCCCGGAAAAAGTAGTCCGGTTGATAAACCGTGTGCACATGGAAGAGCTTGGAACCTCGTATTACCACCCCTCCGCGCTGTGTGCCGTGGCCGGGGTCGATACGCTAATTCGTCGCGGGGCGGAGTTAAGGCACTGGCTTAAGTCCGTCACGTTGTGGGTCCAAGACGAGGCCCACCACGTCCTACAGGACAATAAATGGGGAACCGCTGTCGAAATGTTCCCAAATGCCAAGGGCCTGGGGGTAACAGCCACGCCACTACGGGCAGATGGTAAGGGCCTCGGACGACATGCCGACGGACTGTTCGATACTATGATCGAAGGGCCGGGAATGCGGGATCTGATCAATCAAGGCTATTTGACCGATTATCGAATCTTTGCGCCCCCCTCAGATCTTGATTTAACCAGCGTCAACATCAGCCAAACAACCGGAGAGTATAACCCTAACAAACTTAAAACCGCGATCCGTAAGTCCCACGTTGTCGGTGACGTGGTCAAACACTATTTACGTATCGCCCGCGGCAAGTTGGGCGTAACTTTCGCTACCGACGTGGAGACGGCTACGGATATAGCCGCACAATTTAACGCGGCGGGGGTTCCGGCCGCCATTGTTAGTGCCAAAACCCCAGACGCCGAGCGGATAGCCACGCTTCGACGATTCCGCAAACGTGAGCTGTTGCAGCTCGTTAACGTGGATTTATTCGGAGAGGGTTTCGACTTGCCCGCTATCGAAGTAGTAAGCATGGCCCGCCCCACTCAATCCTACGCCCTTTTCGTTCAGCAGTTTGGGCGGGCGCTTCGGCTCCTAGAAGGTAAACTCTACGCGATTATTATTGACCATGTTGGCAACGTTGAACGGCATGGCCTGCCCGATGCTCCACGCACCTGGACCTTGAACCGACGCGAAAAACGCGGCAAGTCCGAAGCGTCCGATGCAATACCCGTTAGGGCTTGCCCTGCATGTACTGCCGTTTATGAGCGAGTGTATGTCGCTTGCCCCTATTGTGGCCACAAAGCCCTACCCGCAATTCGAAGCGGCCCTGAACACGTTGACGGAGATCTTATAGAACTGGACCCGGCGGTACTTGCGGCCATGCGTGGCGAAATAGCCCGTATCAATATGACCGCCGCCGAATGCCAGGCTGAAATGGCCGCCAAGTACGTGCCCCACATTGGGCAACTGGCCGGGTTAAAGCGACACCGACTCCAGCAGGAAGCCCAGGAAGCATTACGAGCATCGATCGCCTGGTGGGCGGGTTGGCAACGGGCGCAGGAACGTACAGACGGCGAAAGCTACAGACGGTTTTATCACATGTTTGGAATCGATGTCTTAAGCGCTCAGGCGCTAAACACTCCGGAAGCCCTAACACTTGCGGACCGGGTTAATCGACACCTAGGGGGAATGAAAAATGGATAAAACAGGCTATCCAATACTTGACGCCACTATTCGCCGTCCTCGCTATTGCGTCAACGAGCTATACCACGAGGAAATGCTGCCCCAGGATACCGGCGGGGAAGTTTATCCCGTTTGGACCTACTGCTACTCAGATGGAACCTATGAGACGGTGACGGTGTTATGACCCTCAACCAATGGGCGATTAAATGGGGCGTGCCGTTTGAGGCTGTCGAAGATTTACGGCGGGAGTTTGGGGCGGTTGATACTGACCCCACGCTGCAATCGGGAGAAAGTGAGACCGCAGTACAAACTCGGATCCGATTGGAGGCGAGCCGGGTTGGTGCCCGACTGTGGCGCAATAATAACGGGGCCACACATACCGACGACGGGGGGTTTATCCGTTACGGCCTGGCGAACGATTCTAAAGAAATGAACAAATTAATTAAGTCCTCAGATTTAATAGGGCTTCGACCGGTACGGATCGGACTGCAGCATAATAACCAGATTTTCGGGCAGTTTGTGGCGCGGGAAGTTAAACCCGAAGGCTGGCGGTATTCCGGAACGGAACGGGAAGTCGCCCAACTTAAATTTCTACAGCTCGTATGCTCCCTGGGGGGCGACGCGGCGTTTGCTACGGGAGAAGGAACATTGTGACCATATACGCGACACCCTTCCGCGGGGGTACTAAAGAAACGACTGGGCCCTCTACGGATTCCGGGTTCAAAACACTCGACCAGGTAAGGGCAGCAATGCCCGAACGGCCTAGATTTCGTTCAGATCGAATGGTCGTCTACAGTTATGGAGAGGATCGAGTCGTTTATAGCGATTTTATATTCCGTATTGACGGCGAAAGCATTAATCCGTAGTATCGAAGCATATGCAACTAAAAGAGCCAGAATTATGAGCAGGGCATACGTAAAACTGATCGCGCTTAAAATGGTCAAAGAGTCCGGGTTGATCAACTTGTCCCGCCGCGCGCTTTGCGAACGGGCAAACATTCCGGATGGGTCGTTCCCGCACGTTATGGGGTGCACCTTCTCGGATTTTCTCAAAGAACTAAAAATGGAGACCCCGCGAACGGGCGTACACCCCGTCAGCAAAAGCCGGGTTGATCCCGGGCTACGGCGCGACCAGATCCTTACCGCAGCGGTTCACACGGCACGGGACGAGGGTTATCGTCGAATGACTCGGGACAGCATTGCAAAGCGTGCTGGGGTTTCCGAGAGTCTGATAAGCCGCTATTTCAATACTATGAAGCAGTTGAGGCGGGACGTTATGCGGGCAGCTATCGTGCAGGAAGTTCCGGAAATTATCGCTCAAGGATTAGCGAATGGGGATAAACACGCGAAAAAAGCACCTCTCGCATTAAAAGAAAAGGCCGTCGCATTATTGTCTAATCTCTAGGGGGCGCCCGATGTTGCATTTACCGGAAGCACTGGCCCCTTTGGCCCGATATAAACAATTTTTAATTTATAAAAAAGTCCCGAGTAAAACCCGTCCGGGTAAAACTGATAAATTTCCTTGTTCTCTAAACGGCCAAGTCGTAAGTGCACACGATCCTGCGCATTGGTTAGAGGCCGCCGTCGCCTTAAAAACCGCCCAGCTCTTCGGCGAGCCCTACGGCGTGGCGTTTACCTTCACCGCAAACGATCCTTTCTTTTTTGTCGATATAGACGACTGTTTAAATCCAGACGGAAAAACCTGGTCTCAGGATGCCCGCGAACTCATGGGTCGACTGTCTGGGGCCGCTGTTGAGGTTTCGCAATCGAGACACGGCCTCCACATTATCGGTACGGGTACTGCGCCAGAACACGGGGTCAAAAGCAAAACCCTTGCCGCTGATCTGTTCACCGAGAAACGATTCGTTGCCCTCACGGGCACCAATGCTATCGGATCCGCTGCGGTAGACGTGACGCCTGCCTTAGTTACGCTCGTTACTGATCATTTCCCGCCTATCGTGGCCACAACGGGGGAGGAGTGGACTGAAGGGCCCGTCGAGGGGTGGAAAGGGCTTACAGATGATGCCAAGCTCGTAGCACGCGCTTTAAAGTCGAGTAGCACGGCCTCGACCTTTGGCGGGACGGCTTCATTCCGGGACCTTTGGGAAAATAATGTAGACGTCCTGGCGGGGTGCTACCCGGATGGCTCCGGGGTTAGGGCTGTTGATGAAAGTAAGGTCGATATGGCTCTTATTCAGCATCTAGCTTTCTGGACGGGTAAGAACTGCGAACGCATCCTCGCTTTAATGTGGAAATCCGATCTTAAGCGGGATAAATGGGAGCGAGACGACTACCTCGTCCGGACGATTACTAAAGCGGTTGCATTGCAAGAGACAGTTTATTCCGGGCCCCAATCGGTCGAATCCGCCGCGGCGCCCCTCGGAAGCACGGCGGGACCGGAACTTCTTACAGGGTATCAGTTTTTAGGGGCCGCACAACAAATAGAACATTTTTCGGGGTGCGTGTACATCCAAGACGCGCATCGGGTTTTTACGCCCTCGGGTTCCCTTCTTAAGCCCGATCAATTTAATGCCACGTACGGCGGTTATAGCTTCCAAATGGCCGCTGACGACGGAGGTAAAACCACGCGTAAAGCCTGGGAAGCTTTTACCGAGTCTCAAGCGGTACGGTACCCGAAAGCTGAGGGGACGTGTTTCCGACCCCAACTACCTGCAGGGGCGCTTATCCCTCAAGACGGGCGAATTCTGGTTAATACCTACGTCTCGATAGAAACCCTCCGAAAAACAGGCGATCCGGCCCCCTTTCTCAACCACTTAGCTAAAGTCCTCCCCGTCGAAACCGACCGAGCGATTCTACTGGCGTACATGGCGGCATGCGTGCAGCATAAAGGCGTTAAGTTTCAGTGGGCGCCGCTACTACAGGGGTGTGAAGGAAACGGTAAAACCCTGTTTACCCGATGCGTAGCGGCGGCTATTGGGGAGCGGTATACCCATTTTCCGCCGGCTAACGAAATAGCCGAAAAATTTAACGAGTGGCTATTTAACCGGCTATTCATCGGGGTCGAGGATGTTTACGTCCCCGAACATAAACGAGAAGTAATCGAAGTTTTGAAACCGATGATTACCAGCGATCGATACACGGAACGCGCCATGCAGCGCGGTCAAGTTACGCGGGATCTTTGCGCTAACTTCCTACTAAATAGTAATCATAAAGACGCCATACGGAAAACTCAAAACGACCGTCGATTCGCTGTCTTTTTTACCGCTCAACAGGAAGAACGAGACCTTGCTCGGGATGGAATGGCGGGGACTTATTTTCCCAAACTATACGACTGGCTTCGTACGGGCGGATATGCCGTCGTTACAAACTACCTAACTGAATACGCCATTCCCGAAGAGCTAAATCCTGCGGGCGCGTGTCACCGAGCACCGCAGACCAGTAGCACTGCGGAAGCAATCACCGCCTCACTCGGCAGTATCGAGCAGGAAATCTTAGAAGCTATCGACGAGGGACGAATCGGTTTTTGTGGGGGGTGGGTTTCATCCATGGCCCTGGCCCGACTTCTCGACTCGTTTCGAGCCGGCGGTAAAATTTCACACTGTAAGCGTCGAGAGATCCTCCGATCCATTGGATATGATTGGCACCCAGCCCTACCGAGGGGTTTGGTTAACAATCCGATCCCGCTGGAAGGCGGGAGACCCCGCCTGTACATTAAACAGGGGCACATTTGCGCCAACTTACAGACCCCCGCGGAAGTCGTTCGGGCCTACCAAGAGGCTCAAGGCGTCGCAGTCTCAACGAATAAAACAGCTGAAGCTTTTGAAAATAATTAATATTCCCTATTGACGAACTCGGCAACATGGCGTAGAGTATTTGGCATGGTGGGAAAATCAGGTGCGGCGACCAGCTACAAGGTGCATACAATGAATGAAATTACAGCCAATGATGTTATGAAGCGCAGAGATGAAAAAGACATTAGTTTGCTTGAGGCTAAACGAGAGCTTACAAAGGAAGCTTTGTACAGAGAGATTCAAACTGCATATACGGTAAACGACCTAAAAACAGTGATGCTTAAGCTGGTAGCTGTAGCCATATAACGCCGCAAATGAGGAGCCGCCACCACAGGTTGTAGTTTAAAAACAATTAACGACATCGCGGGCTTTTCGGTTTGCTTAGTTATACTTTTTCGGAGTGATTATGGAACCTGTTACCTTTACTGAGGACGATATTGTAGCGCACGGGAATACCCTACCTATGCCGGATACTAGCCCCCCAACAGGGGCCAGGCAGCATTCCGCCACCTAATTCCGAATGGACCACACCATATTTAAGAGGGGTACGCATGACCCAACCCAATAAATACCAACGAGAGATCAAACCGGGTGTTTCTGTCGATGTTTACGACGTCCTGAAAGCCTTTAAAGTGACGTGTCCCGCCATGACCCACGCTATTAAAAAATGCCTAGCACCTGGCCAACGTGGGGTCAAAGATTCAATACAAGACAAACAGGAAGCCATCGCCAGCATCCAACGATCCATCGAGTTAGAATCGTGACGATCAAAGCATTCGAACTCGGCGAGCTCGTACACTTGGCCCTTTATAGGTACGGGGCTACCCGCCTTAAACGCTGTATGCGTTACGAGGGAATCTGGTATGCCCGGATCTAACCACTATAAATGTGTCGATACTCGAAATTGCGGGGAGCGAGTTACCCTCAAGCGACGCAAGGAAGAGTATGACCCGATCCCCCGGTGTGTAGCATGTGGGAAGAATATATACCTACAGCCGGACGTTAAGCGACGGGGCAAACGATTGTCGTGCAACTGCGGTGCTTGGCCCTTCCCGCACCAATTCGGCAAATGGTGTAAGAACCATCCTACAGGCCCTACGGAACAAGACTACATTCAACGCTACGGTGCCCCAGAATGTCCCATCAGGGATCGACAGGAAGACTGGGAGGCATATTGTGACTACCTGGCTTAAAAAACACAAACCGATCTGGTTGGCTACGCTGTCGGAAAACGACGTCGAGAATAAGCACTATAAACGGTCAATCCGATACTACAACAAGCTATACCTGGCTTGGCCAGATTGGGCCGATGAAAAAGCCATGGCAGCAATTTATAAAGAGGCGAAGAAACGACGGGCGCGAGGCGAACGCGTACACGTTGACCACATAGTTCCAATTAGTCATCCGCACGTATGCGGCCTACACTGCCCGGCAAACCTCCAGATCCTTACCGAAACAGAAAACCTGCAAAAATCTAACGCGTGGTGGCCGGGGATGTGGCCCGAACAGCTGAACCTGTTTGTACCGGGGTTCGAACCGCACCAAATGGGGCTGTTTTGATGGTTCCTTACGACTGCTTAGGGTCAATCATGGTTTTTCACCCTCTTCAGTTGTTTATTCTCAGGTTCGAGTACCGAACCCAAGGCGATTAACTTTTCGCGGGTCTTATTCCGTACCGTAATTCTAAGTTCTACAAGACCCAACTCCCGCCGCTCCCTACGGAGGCGGCGCATTGATTCGGCTCTACTCATTTTCACCCCGCCCCAGATATTCTGCCCATTGGGCACGAGTGCCATTAAATACGATGGTACGTTTTCCACACTTACAGCAACTTTTGATAACACAGTGTGTTTTCGGCGGATTCCGAAAAACGAGCTCTTTTATAAACAAGTGCTGACAGACCAATTTGCGAATTTCGGTTCGTAATAAATTAAACATCGTCGTTGCCCTTTTGGTTGGTATTTCCTAATTCCTGAAACGGATTATAGGGGGATAACGCGTTACAGGCAAGCACTGTTTTCGCTTGTAGCGGCTTGTAGCGGTCAATTCCCGCTTGTAGCGGCTTGTAGCGGTCAATTCCCGCTTGTAGCGGCTTGTAGCGGTCAATTCCCGCTTGTAGCGGCTAACTCGCCATTTACCACCACTTTACCACTACTTACCACTACCTTAGTGGTGGGTTAGTGGTACGAAATTCCCCTTTAGTTTCAACGCCCTATGAAAATTTACCACTATACCACTAAGAAATGGGGGGGGGTCGCTCTCCCCCGCGCATTACGCCCATACCCCTTTACCCCCTATAGCTCTTTATTCTTAATATAATTTATTTATTAGTGGTATGGTGGTAAAAGGGATAACAAACCTAGTAGTATCAAGGGGTTGGGGAATTACCACTAAGGTTACCACTAATCGGTTTGGTTGGTGGTATGGTGGTAAACCACATTACTGCTACACTGTGGCTATGAATCTATCGAAATGGGGCTAATTATGGGAAACGACGGAAAAGAAGCGGTTGAACTGATTGGGGCGCTTTTACTGCAGGTCGGAGCCGCCGCCTTAACAATTGTGACTATATGCTTTCGATAAATTTTAAAGAGATTAAAGAATTCGAAGCAGACTTGAAGGTATTCGCCCGTCGGGCCTACCCGTTCGCTACGAAGGGGACGATTAACGGGGCCGCCTTCGGGGCGCAGAAAGCCGCTCAAGCCAACGTCAGACGCAGCATGACGACGCGTAACCGGTTTACCGAGCGCAGCATACAGGTTGAGCCATCCAGGACGTTACGCGTCTCCAGGCAAGCCGCAACCGTGGGTTCTACGGCCCCTTACATGGAAGATCAAGAGTTCGGCGGCATCGTGGCTAAGGAGGGTAGGTACGGGGCGGTGATTCCTACGTCATGGGCGGCCAACCAGGAAGGAGCGAGACCTAGAACGAAATTACCGACGCGGGCTAACAAGTTGGCTAACATTCAATTGGCTAAGAGGATCAGAACTGGGAAGACGTCCAGACGACAGGAAGCATTCCTGCGGGCGCTCTTGGCGGCCAACCAAGGTGATAAATATGTTCTCATCCCTGGCGGGGGTCGAGCATCTACAGGAATCTACCGCGTGTGGGGTCGAGGACGTAAAGTTAAAGGTCAGTATCGACGTATCAAAATGAAGATGGTTTACAGCCTGCGGCGCAATCCCGTGTCGGTACCAGCCACTCCCTGGCTCGGGCCAGCGGTCGTCCAAGTTGAACCTACAATCCCCCGTATTTATCTACGAGAACTGAAGCGGCAGGCCAAGCGGCACCGGCTGTTCCGCTAGCGGCTAACTCCTTGATTTAAAAACAAAAAGGTACTGTGGAGGGGTGGGGTGCCCAGGCAGTTTTGATTCAGCCG